GCCTTGCCCATCCGCTTGATCCGATGTTAGCAAGGAATGCGTCGGCCTCCGCGTTGGCCTCATCGCTGCCATCCGTCTTGATGGTTCGCCATGGGATGCCGAATAGCTGCGCGTATTGCATCGCCCAGCCCTTTCCGTAAATGTAAGCCAGCCACTCCTTCGCAAGCGGACGCAAAAGAGCGGCGTGGATTGGGTGAGCGTCGAAGTTGCTCCATACGAAAACAAGGAAGCGGTCAGGCGGGAAGTCCTCCAGCGTCGAGGTGGGCACACCTTGAGGGGCGACCATGAGCCTGTCCACTTCGTTGCCCTGTTGCGGAAATGAGAGGTATTTCGCTGGAACTGGCGAGTAACAACGGGGTGAGGCGATGCCATTGGCGATCTGCCAGACGATTTCCAAAACCACCGTTCCCTTCAAATACGCTGCAATTCCGGCTTTCATGGAATCCGGTCCCGATAGCTCCCACGCCCCTGCTTTCGGCGCGTAGGAGTTGAACGCCCGCCTCACTACGTCGGCAATCGCGGATGCTTTTGGGGTGGCCTCATCTTGACCCTCGGCAATCGGCGCGATGATTTCCAGCGGGAGGCGAGACACAGCCCCTGCTACTTCGCCTAGGTTCTTCCTCAATCGCGGCCAAGTGTCAAGCATGAGGCGAAAGAGCCGATCCTGATCCTCAAGCCTGCCGTTGCGGACGTTTCGGAGGATTGAGCGGACCTGATCCGGCGTGACGTTGGCCAAGTCATAATCCTGCTGCCTGTATTGCGCGGGAAGGGGGAAGGTCACGCCCTGAGTTTCGGCTTTCGTCATGCGCCCCGAATAGACTAAAATAGACTTTTCGCAAGTCTTAAATAGAATTGAAGCCCGTGATGGTTGGCGCGGCAAACGTCCCCGGCTTCGTCTCGGCTTTACTGCTGGCCGTCCATGCGCCGTAAAGCCGGGAGCCGCATCCGATGCACCCAACAATGGCATCGCCCCGGTCAGGGGATTTCAACCCCTCCTTCTTCATTTTCTCCTTCGATTGGCAGCGCAATTTCCCGTTGTCGCTCCATTCGCTCTTTCGGGTGGTCAACTGTTCGAACGTCAGCGGATCAAGCTCGCCAAGGTTGATCCTGCCCCGCTCAATCTCCCTTGCCGCAACGTGCCAGACTTCCCCGATGAGGTTCGCGTATTCTTCCGGTTCGCTCGCCTTAGCGCCACCGTGAAAGCGATTGATTCGCCATCCCATCTCTGCCAGCACGTCACAAAATACGGTCCCCATGCCGTCCGCGTCCCCGTAAATCTGCCCCGGTGTCAGCTTTTCGGCCTCAAATTGCTTCACAAACTCCCGGCACGCTTGCATCGTGTCCTTCTCCGTCCACGCCTTCACCAATCGCGCCTTGTTTCCGCGCCTAACTGCTAGGGCATTTTCATCACCCCCGGCAGCGAAGTCGCAGAAAGCGACAACCTCGCCGTTTGTGTTTGGTTCCGGCTGTTTTGTCAGCGCATCACGCAACCTTGGCGCGGATAGAATGAGGCGTTCTGAATCCTCCGTGAACTCCGCAAGGTGCTTTGATCGGTAGAGCGGGTGATCCTCGCCGTATTTGATCCGGTCAAGCTCCCGGCGTTCCTCCGGAATGTGCGGGCATTCTGTGGAGGGAACTTTGCGCGTCCAGTAAAGGGAGGCGGTTTTGTGGTGGGAATCGTAAAACTGCCCCATGGGAGCGCCGGGTGAGGAAACCCATAGTTGATAGATCCGCGTGCATCGGTCGAAGGCTTCAAAGATGGCGTTCGGAACAGTCTTAGCCTCGTCAATGATGAGGAACAACGGCGCGTCCGGTTCTCCGTGCCAGCCCTCGGCCCTGCCTGCGTCGTCGGTGCTGAATCCAAGCGCAAAGCCTCCCTCGGGCGTCCTGATTTCCTCGCTTAGGAACGTCCACTTCGGAAAGCGTGATCGGTGCTTGCGAACGGCTGGCCATAGCTGGTTCGTGAGCTGGCGGAATGACCCGGAAGTGAAGACGACCTTGCCTTTCGGGTGGCAATGGAGAAACCATAGGATGAGGGGCGCAACCACCCTGTCGGTTTTCCCGCTGCCATTTGCCGCCACCACGCTTGCAGGTCGGCCCATGGCTACCGCTTCCATGGCTTCGATCTGCCACAGGTAGGGGATCACCCCCAGAATCTTCACACAGAATTCTGTCGGTCCCATCATTTGATCCGGCTTTTCGCGTCTTCAATGACCTGTTGCAATGCTGCCTCTTGCGCGGGGTCGAGGGCAACAGGCTGAGATTGAATTGGTCCTCCGTTTGGCCCGCTCAATTCATTTGAAACCTTGTCGGACTGCCCAAGCATCTGCTTTCCAAGCCAAATCAGCATGACGACGTTGCCGCTCATTGCGGTGTCAATCTGCTTTTTCCTGAGCCGAGTTTTGATGTTTTCCCGCCCTTTGTTCATAACCTCCGCAAAATTGCGGTCAAGAGTGTCAACTGAGCACCCGACAATGGCAGCAATTTCAGAAGTCGGGCATCCGATACCTGCCAGCTTCTCCACAAGGTCCGCGTCAATTCCCAGCTTCGGCCTTCCTGCTTTTTTTGGTTCTTCACTCATAAGAATGGAGCGCCGGGGTCGGTAGTGAACCGCCCTCTCCGGGATGGAATCCCGGCGTGTCCGAAGTGTCACTTCCGGCGCGTTTTGGGTAAGGTTTTGACAAGAGAAGAATCTGCTTTCTCATTTCATTGTCAAGGGGCATTAGGTATTTGTGCTTCGATGTGACAGGGCTTTTTTGCATGCCTTCGATGCTTCCAAACTTATCCACCGCTGTCCTCTTGTGCATAACCTTGCCCTTGTAGATGACGGCAGGCTGCGCACTTGACCTCCCACAGTAAACCCAATTCCCCGCTTGATAGATTCCCCCGTGATGCCCCTGTAATGGGTCTGCGTAGGAAATAATTAGACGCAAGCTGGGGCTGTTGGCTTTCAGGAATCGCATGGCAATCGCCGCAATCTTGGAAACTGGCGTGATGTGCTTTGTGAGCGCAATCCGAACAAGCTCACAAGCCGCCGTTTGACTCAATCCGTAAGGCTTTCCAATGTTGTTGTTTGCCCCTCTTCCAAAAAGAACCACCCCAATAAACTTGCCGTTCTCCCATGCACCGACTTTGACCAACTTCCCGGCTGGCATTGATTCTGAATAATGCCAGTTCTCAACCGCATACTTCGCCGCCTGATGCGTTGCCCAGTCAATCTTGAGAACAGGTTTCATGTGGTGAAAAACTTGTGACAGTGAGGGCATTCAATCGGGTTTTTCTCATCGAGCTTGCCTTGATCATCTTCCGTGCCGGGTTCAAAGTTTGGCTCTTCGGGATTCAATACCCGCTCAATCTCATCCGCATCGAAGCCGATCAAACCCAAGTCGAAATCCGCTTCCCGCAAGTCTGACAACTCCAGCCCAAGCATCTCCTCATCCCACCCGGCGTTCAGCGCGAGCTTGTTGTCGGCAATGACGTATGCGCGGCGCTGCGTGTCAGTCAGGTGTAAAAGCCGGATGCATGGCACCTTGTCCATGCCTAGCTTGCCCGCCGCCAGAACGCGCCCATGTCCGGCGATGATGCCGTTCTCAGCGTCAATCAGGACAGGGTTGGTAAAGCCAAACTCACGGATTGATCCGGCTATCTGTGCCACTTGCGCATCAGAATGCGTCCGCGTGTTTCTGGCGTAAGGAATCAACTTTGATGTTTTAATCTGCTCAATCGTCACGCCCTACCTCCTAAGCAATGACCGCGCAAAGTCAAGCGTTGGGTTTCCATTCCGGTCTAGCACCTGCGGCCCGAACCTCTCAACCAATCGCCGTCTCGCCGCCTGCGCAATCTCATCTGGCACGTCGTCAAGCCTCGCTTCCACGCCAGCATTGATCCTCGCCGGGGCTTCTGCCCCCCATGGCGTGAGGTCAAGCGGCATCACCCGTTCACCCGGCGTCGTGAGTCCTAGCGAGTCGGAAACCGCTCGCGTGACTGGCTCGGCAACCATGTAGGAGTTAAAGCCAAACGGTCCCCATGGAACGCCAAACCCGCCGATGTCCTCCGCGTTCTGAAACAGCCAAAACGCCGTGTCATCCCAACGCCTGATTTCGCCCTCGGCTTGAACGTGGCGAGGCCGCTTGATTTTCGCGCCGGGTCTGCGGAGAAACAAGGCGGCAGGAAACGCATTAATCGTCGCCGGATCGCTCACGTATTGCTGATAGTTGGCGAACGTGTTGGCCTGCTCGATGTTCGTGTTGAAAACCAACTGGAGTCGAGAGAGAGATGCGACATTCTGAATCGAATCATCCGCGAAGTCTGCGGGTGTTGCCAGCCCCTCCGACACAAGGAACTTCCGCGCCGTCTTGCGGAAATCACTCAATCCGCTCACCTTGTAAGCTGTCTCAATCCGTCCATCCGGCGTCGTAACCTGCTCAATCACGCCGCTCATCCAGTCGGTGATTGAGCGCCGATAAGCGGTCAGCACCTTGGCGCTTGTGACGGTTGCGGAGAAGAACGCCCGCTGTCGAATTGCTGGTGCCGTCGCTTGCCATTGGCGCGAAGTCATGCCGCTGGGGGTGATCCTGCGGCTGAAAATCCGTGCAATAGCGTCAAGGAAGGGCTGGAGCATGTCCGGTTGCGGTGTCCAAGAGGGTAAGCACCTCGCCCCGCGTTAGGTCAAGCCTATTCGGTAAGGCGTTGACGGTCAAAAGGGGATTCCCGAATCGTCATCGTCAAAATCCTCCCTGTGCTTCGGCTGTGCCGCTGGCTTGGCCGCTGGTGCCTGCCTCGTTTCCAGCCATTTCCCATTGCCGCAATACGGGGCTTTTTCACCTGCTTGTCGGCGTTCCTTGCCTAAGTCCTGCTTGGCGCTGGCGATGTTTCCGTATTGATCCGGCTCGTCGTTGACGAAAACATCGAGGTCACAGTAAATGCCCTGCTTGCCTTGGTAAAAGACGGACTTTTCCAGCTTGGTAACGTCGATGCGGAGTTTGAGGATGCGGTAGTTGCTCATGGTGTTGGTTTCGTTTGGTGGGTTGAATTGGGGTCGATGATATTCCGACAATCATCAGCGAGTTCGCGGAGAGCTTGCCGCCTGATGTCGGCTTTACCAAGCCATTCTCCGCACAATGATCGGTATTGGCTACCGTGCCAGCCTCGCCGCCCGTTCAAATGTTTGATGAAATCGACCGCGCTAAGGTCTGATGGATGTCCCTTGGTTTTCATAGCTCGTAATGACCGCAGCAAGGCGCGTCTTCGCAGTCGCAGACGCGCCCATCTTGCGGCCTGTTGCTGGGTTCTGACTCGTATTGGTCGTGCCAGTCGTAGGCGTCTGGTTCATCCACGCCGTCATCCAGTTCAATTCCATTCACTATTCTCATTTTGATTTGGGGTGTTTTCCGGGCTTCCATTCTTCCTCCACGCCATGCCGGAATTTTTCAAAGTCGTGGATTTTGTGGCGATATTCTCCACAATGAATGCACTTTTCCTCGCTTGGATGGGCGAATCCATTGCGCCCGGTCGTTGCGTAATCATGGCGGCACCTTTGAAGATGCCGCCATGCTTCCTTGATTTTACCGATTTTCATTGGCGATGGATTCGAGGATTAGGCGTTCACACTTTGCCCCATCAGCGACCACCATTGCAGCGGCTTGACCGGGTTTACAGATACCATGGACAAGCAGAGCAGAGGCTAGATCGTTGGCGTGAAGTTCGCGGACTTGTTTGGTAATTGGAGCTTCGATAATCATGGGGCGGTCGGTGTTGGTTGCGCGCTCATTCTACCCACCCCGGCTACCCTTGCAAGGTTTTTTTGCATTGTTTTTCAGGTGGTGAATTTTTCAGAATTTCCCGAGCTTCGGCCTTTTCCCTCCATTGGTTGCGCTCGCGCTCAAGTCGTTTCGCATGGCCCATCATAGCCACATACGAATCCGCCCAGCCTTTCCCCCACAGATTTTGGCGAAGAGCTTCGGTTTCCGGCGCATCCGAACACGAAGGCCCATTCATGGCGGTCAGCATCATTCGGCAATACGGGCATTTGTTGTGGCCGTAGCTTTGCATTTCGGCGTGGTCGTAAGGGCATGGGTTCATGGGGATTTGACGATGTTCTCGGAAGAAATAGCGGCGATTTCGCGCATGAGTTTTTCTACATGCTCTTTTCCAGAATAAAGCCACGAGGTTTGCAGCGCGCTGACAGACAGTTGATGGACGGCATCCAATGCTCCCTTGTGGCGGGCGTGGAGTTCCACCGCTTTCTTCCGCCATTCGTCGCGCTCGCGTTCCAGTGTGCGAGTTA